TGATTTACATAGTTTTAGGATTAACATTAATAGCGATATCATTGATGTTATAAATAGAATTGCGAGAGCAATAGGTTATAAGAGGTTATAACCAAACCCACAACGTCCTTTATTTGCCATAAAGCGTTGTGGGTTTTTTTGTGACTGCCAAATCTTGGTTTTAAGCAACGATCGTCAATTAAGCTCACTTACACCTTAATGCCGTTAAATCACACAAAAAAGAATAAATACTAGCGCCTGTCAGACAGTGGGGGTTCTGCCCTGACACGCTGGCTCGGGAGTGTTACATTCCTTGTTGACTTCCGGGCTGTTTTCTGTTGATTCAATTTGGATAAATAAACTTGTATAAAGACATACAAAACAACAAGGAAATCATACTATGGAAACAGAACTAAACAAGTTAATTAAGAGTTTAACAGCCCTCTCTAATCTAGCATTAATTTACCTTACTATTACGTGGGGATATGCAGGTTTAGAATTCATATTAAGGAGTATATTAAACTAATGGCAGCCGCAGAATATAATATAACAATTTCACAGAATGCAGACTTTACACGAAGCTTTCAACTAAAAGAAGCCAATGTAGTTGTTGATATAACAAACAAAACGTTTTCTGGAAAGATTAAAAAGAATTACAACGAAACATCAGGCACTGACTTTACTGCAACAAATACAAACAATGCACAAGGTTTGTGGACAATGAGTCTTAGTGATACACAAACAGCCGCTCTTAAACCCGGCGATAATGTGTATGATATTGTAATGACAGACACAGTTAGTGGAGAGAAAACAAGATTACTACAAGGTAAAGCATACGTTAGCCCAGGAGTTAGTTAAATGAGCACATATACAATATTGCCAAAAGATGATAGTAATTTGGCAGTTACAGTCACCAGTGATGATCAAAGTCAAGTCATAGTTGTTGATTCAACCACACAACAAGTCACAGTTACAGAAGATGTAATAAGTGTTAGTGTTACACCAGGTCTTATTGGCAGTTTAACTGTTGATAGTGTTAATGGACACACTGGTTTGGTTGTATTAGACACTGATGATATTTCAGAAGGAACCAACAACAAATATTACACCGCAAGTCGAGATACCGCACAATTCAATATTGATTTAGCATTAAAGACCACAGATGATTTAACTGAGGGTTCAACCAACGAATATTTTACAGATGCTAGAGCCAGAGCAGTTATCAGTGGTGCTGGTGATATCAATTATAATAGTGCCACAGGTGTTATCAGCTTTGATAGTTCAAGCCTTGTTACAAGTGTAAACGGACAAGATGGTGCCGTTGTATTAAGCACATCAGACATCAGTGAAGGCTCAAACAAATACTGGACACAATTGCGTTTTGACAATGCATTAGGCAGTGCATCAACCACAGAATTACCAGAAGGCACAAATCTTTATTATACACCTGCCAGAGTTCAAAGTGTTATTACACAAAATACAGAACAATTTATAAAAGCTGATTCAACAGAAACCCTAACAAACAAATCAGGAAACATATCACAGTGGTCAAATGATAGTGATTATGTTACAAGTGTTAATGGAATTGAAGGTCCATCAACAGTATTAGACACAGACAATATTCAAGAAGATACAAGCCCAACAAACAAATGGTTCACAGAAGCTAGAAGTAGAGCTTCAATTAGTGTAAACGACACTGGTGGAGATGGAAGTTTAAGTTACGACAACACCACAGGTGTTCTTACTTACACAGGCCCAGCACCAAGTGATGTTAGAGTTTTACTAAGTGCCGTTGATGCTGGTGGAGATGGAAGCTTCAGTTATGATAGTTCAACTGGTGCATTCACTTACACTGGACCAAGTGCCACAGAAGTAAGAGCACACTTTACAGATGGTGTTGGAACAACTTATGATAACACTGACGGAAGCTTTGACATTGGACAACCAGTTGGAACCAATGATGATGTAGAATTTAACAATGTTGTTGCTGATGAATTCATTGGAACAATAAGAGGTGAACAAGTATTCTTAGCTGAAGCAAGTGAAAATTTAAGCAAAGGCGATGTTGTTTATATTGATGGTGTTGCAGGAAACACACCAACAGTTGCTAAAGCTGATGCAGATGATACTGCTAAAATGCCAGCCTTTGGTTTAGCCAATGCTGACACAACCAGTGGAAACAGTGTTGAAGTTGTAGTTAACGGACAAATACATAATCTTGACACAAGTGGTTTTAATTTAGGTGATAATGTTTACGTATCAACCACAGCAGGTGTGTTAACAAATGTGCCACCAAGTGGTGAAAACACTCTATTACAAAGTATTGGTAAAGTAGAAAGAGTTCACGCTAATGTTGGAGCAATATTTGTTAGTGGTGCGGGTAGAACAAATGCTACACCAAACTTAGATGATGGAAACATATTCATTGGAAATGCTGCGAACTCAAGTTCAACTGCAACGCTAGATACCAGCATTGTTCCAGAAAATACTAATTTATATTACACAGACTCTAGAGCTGATGCCAGAGTCGATTTACAAACAGGAGCCAACCTCGACCTAAGTTTTGCGGACACAGATGACTTAGCAGAAGGACCATCAAACCTTTATTACACAGACGGCAGAGCTAGACTCAGTTTAACTGTTACAGATAACGGTGGTGATGGAAGTATCACGTATGACAGTGCTACAGGTGAAATTGATTACACCGGACCAAATCAAACAGAAGTAAGAGCACATATTACAAAAGCATTTGTTGATGCATTAGGCATTCAAGCGTCAAGTGTAGATGCTGACAGTGTTGCATTAGGCACAGATACAACAGGTGATTATGTGCAAAGCATTACAGGAACAGCAAACAAAATTGAAGTAAGCGGAAGTGGAACAGAAGGTAGACCAGTTACATTAACGTTACCAAGCACAGTTCAAATTGCACAAGATTTAACTGTAGGCGGAAACCTTACTGTAAACGGTGACTTAACATATCTAAACACAACAGACTTACAAATACAAGATAACTTATTTGAACTAAATGCAGGCTTAACAGGCGCACCAACAAATGACAGTGGAATGTTAGTTCAAAGAGGAACTGAAACAAATCAAATCTTTATGTGGGACGAAAGTGTAGACAAGTTTACATTGGGTGCCACTGCCAGTGAAGAAGGTGCTAAAGGAAACATAAGTGTTACTGTTGGAACATTGGTTGCAAACATTGAAGGTGATGTTACTGGTGATTTAACTGGTAATTCAAGTGGAACACACACAGGTGCAGTTATTGGTGATGTTACTGGTGATGTATTGGGTGATGTTACAGGTAACTTAACAGGTGATTCAAGTGGAACACACACTGGACCTGTTACAGGAACAACTGTTACTGCAAGTGGTGGATTTCAAGGTTCATTGGTTGGTCAAGTTACAGGAAATGTTACTGGAGATGTTACTGGAGATGTCACAGGCGATGTTACAGGTAAAATAACATCAACAGGAACAGGCGCACAAAAGAGTGTATTTACAGAAGTTGACATCAATGGTGGCACAATAGATGGCACACCAATTGGCGGCAATGTAGCAAGCACAGGTGAATTTACAACTGTATCAACCACAGGTTCAATTACTGCTAATACAGGATTTGTTGGAAATGTAACAGGTGATGTTACAGGTTCAGTTACTGGAAACGTTACAGGAAATGTTACAGGAAACTTAACAGGTGATGTTACTGGTAATGTTAGTGGAACTGCCGGCACTGTTACAAGTTTAAGCAATCACGATACAGATGATCTAAGTGAAGGATCAACTAATCTATATTACACAACAACACGAGCCAACACAGACTTTGATAGTAGATTAGCTACCAAAGACACAGACGATTTAGCAGAAGGTTCAAATGAATATTATACAGATGCCAAAGTATTAACTAAGATTAACAACACCAGCATTGACGGTTTAAGCGATGTTGACACAACCACAGATACACCATCAGTTGCACAAGTATTAGAATGGGACGGAACCAATTGGGTCCCAGGTGACTCAGGTATTGGTGATGTTACACAAACAGGCACACAAACACTAACCAACAAAACACTAACAACACCAATTATAGATGAATTAGGTAATAATGAAATTCATTTGCCTCTTGATACAGGTTCAAATCATACTTTAATAAGTTCAACAGCATTAACTACTGGAACAAGTGGATTGCCAAACAGTCCATATATTAATAGATTCCACAGTAAATTAAAATTAAACACAGACTATAGTGGAAGTGATCAAGAATACTTTAGTGTAAGAGCGGCATACAGTGCCAATAATCCAGCTGCTACACCAACAACAAGTGACAATTATATATCTGTAATGGAATTGCGTGGCACTGGTTCAAATATTGCCCATCAACTGCCAGGCTATGATCCAGATCATCTTGGTAAACAAAATGTTATAAGAAGTGTTGTATCAGGAGATGGATACGATCCTACCATGGGTAGACTGCAAATTGATGCAAGTGAACTTATATTCTTTGACAACGCATACAAGTTCCCGTCAAGTTCCCCTGCAACTGGAGAAGTGTTATACGCTCAACATCTTAACAACGGCATAATGCAGTTGGGTTGGACTTCAAACACTGGAACAGTTTCAAGTGTTAACAGTCTTTCAGGCGCAGTTGTATTAAACACAGATGATATTGATGAAGATGCTAATCCAACAAACTTATATTACACAGATGCTAGAGTAGAAAGCAAATTAAACGCCACTAACTTAGATGAAATGCAGGATGTTGTTTATACAACAGCTCCACAGGCAGGTGAAGTGTTGCTATGGGATAGCAATGTTTTTCCAAATGGTGCATGGAGACCAAACGTAGTATCAGGAACAGGAACAGTAACAAGTGTTACAGGTGGAGTTGGTTTAACTGGTGGAACTATTACAACTGCCGGAACATTAGACGTTGATGTTGGAACAACTGCAAACAAGATAGTTCAATTAACTGGTAATGCAAAACTACCAGCAGTTGATGGTTCATTATTAACAAATGTGCCAGCGTCAGGTGTGCAAAGTATTACACCAGGACCAGGTTTATATAATACACAAGGTGGAACAGGTGTTCCTATTACAAACAGTGGACAAATCAATGTAGATGTTGGAACATTTAGTAATGGTTATATTGACAAGATTTGTCAATTTGATTCAAGTGGTAGACTACCAGCAGTTGATGGTTCACAATTAACCAGCTTGGCCTGGAGTGCATTAACAGGCACACCTACTACTATTGCAGGTTATGGAATAACTGATGCATTTGATGGAGCATTCAGTTCACTAAGTGGAACACCTACTACTATTGCAGGTTATGGAATTACAGATGCATTTGATGGCGATTACAACAACTTAACAAACCAACCAACTATTCCAACAAACAACAATCAATTGACTAACGGTGCAGGTTATACATCTAATACTGGAACCGTAACAAGTGTTGATAGTGGAACAGGATTAACAGGTGGACCAATTACAGGTTCTGGAACATTAAACGTTGATGTTGGCACAGGTGCAAATCAAATAGTTCAATTAGATTCAAGTTCAAGACTACCAGCAGTCGACGGTTCACAGTTAACAAACATGCCATCAGGAACCACAATCAACGGCAATGTAGACAACAGACTTATCACAGCTAGTGGAACAGCAAACACATTAAATGGTGAAGCTGACTTTACTTGGGATGGAAGCAATGCAGTTATAGATGGTGATAACGGTTCAGGTGGTGGTGGCACTAGACTTGTAACACCAGTATTACATTTGAAAACAAGTGATAGTGGTTGGTATGCTGGACAGTTGATGTGTAGTGATGCAAACGGTAAAGTGTTCACTCAGGTTGGACAACACAGCACATCTCTAGACACATATCAATGGAACATTACGCTAGATCCAGATAATACACATGGACGCTCAGGTGGTGTTACAACACATCCTGGTGATTACTTTATTGATTTCCAAAAAGATTATAAAGATCAAAGTGCCATTAAAATGAAGCAAAGAGTATTTGGTGCTAATGGTGGATTTGAATTAAGCATCCATGATGACTTTAACAGTGGATCACCAAGCTCAGGTCCAACTGGAGGTCCTGGATATGGATACAAACCATTTACACTTAAAGCAACTTCAATGACATTTGATAATGATGGTGATTCATACAAATTCCCTACAGGTGATGGAACTGCAGATCAGATAATAACAACAGATGGTAATGGTAATTTAACATTTGTAGATCCAGAAGTAACATTAACTGGAACAGAAACACTAACAAACAAAACACTGTCAGCACCTGTTATTAGCGGCGGAATAACTTATCCTGCTAACACTGGAAATGGTAATACATTTACACCATTAAAGATTACTAATGAATATGATTCAAGTTTAACATATGATTACAGTATATGGAACGGTGCTTTCAATATGGAAAACTACACAGATCCATATAATAAGAAAGTTAATGTTTGGCAATTAAGTTCAGAAAACAGAAAGAATTTCTTTAGAATTGATTTAGAAAATAAAGTAGGCGTAAACGGTGATGGAACCAAAGAAGCTTCAAGTGTTACTGCTGGTAGTTTTGTTACTGGAAACAGATATCAAATTACAAGTGTAGGAACCACAGACTTTACACAAATTGGTGCAGCAAGCAATACTGTTAATTTAACATTTACGGCAACTGGTGCAGGTAGTGGAACAGGCACAGCAGATAATTGGGACACAGGTTCAGGTAGTGTGTTGTTTTCACTTAAAGGTGGAGATGACATTGGATTTGTTCTTGCAAGCGGCGGACTCTCAGTTGGAACCAAATATAGAATTCACACTGTTGGCACAACAGACTTTACAGCCGTTGGTGCAGCAAACAACAATGTAGGCACAGAATTTGTTTGTGACGCTACAGGTTCAAGTGGATCAGGTGTTGCAGTTGATCTGAGTCCGACTGCTGGTGAATTTAATCAATTTACTGCACACACTGGAACACAAACTCCTCCAGGTTGGCGCACTAACTTGAGTTTTGATGCAGAAAAAATTAGAATACACAGTGCTTACAACTTACCAAAATCAGATGGAACAAACGGACAAGTAATAACAACTGATGGTAATGGACAATTAAGTTTTGAAGATCCTGAAACAATTACACTGACAGAATTAAAATCAGTAGTAGCTGCAAGTTCAGACTTTGCAGACTTCCAAAGCAGAATAGCTGCACTTTAGGAGATATAGATGGCACAAATAATTAAACCAAAACGTAGACATACTAGTGGAGCACCAACAACAAGTGATTTGGTTGAAGGTGAAATTGCAGTAAATACACATGATTACAGTATCTATGTTAGAGATGATGCAAACAATATATTAAGAGTTGGCGGTGTGCAAACACCAATGCTAGAAGACTTGGATACTGCATCACATGAAATAAAAACTACAACATCAATAAACAGTAATCTTGGATTACCAAATGTTGTTAAGATGGGATCATATTTTAAATTACCACATGTTGACAGCACTCATGCAACTGATTTTAGAATTGATGCACAATACTGTGAAGTAGGCAAAAGATATATGATTTCAGTTGTAGGTGATACTGATTGGACTGCAATGGGAGCCAGTGCTAACTTAACAAATCAAATCTTTACATGCACGGCAACTGGAAGTGGAACTGGAACATGCCAAGTTGGTGATGATTATTTTGGAATAATAGCATATGATCCAGGCTCTGAATATATGGTTGTATACAATGAATATGACAGTGATGCAACTTCAGGATCAGCAATAAGATTTGGCTGGCAGAAACTATCCAAAGGCCAGTTCACATAATAAAGGAGATCTACCATGATTGAAAATGCGGACAACACTGAGGACAAACAGGAAAAAGCAGCACCAAAGAAAGGTGCACCAAAAAAAGAAATAGATGTAAAAGTGTTACGCAACTTATTAGAAATACAATGCACAATAAAAGAATGTGCCCATGTATTAGGTGTAAGCACAGATACATTACAAAGAAACTACAAAGATGTAATCGCACAGGGTAAAACCCAAGGTAAAGTTGCATTACGTAGAGCACAATGGAGAAACGCAATTGAGAAGAACAATGTTACTATGCAAATTTGGCTTGGTAAAAATGTTCTTAACCAAAGCGATACTCCATTAGATGAAGAAGCAGGAACTATTCTGCCTTGGACTGATTAATATAAGGTAAAGTCAATGAGCAAACAAAACAAGTGGGCGGAAGTCACAGAACAAAACAGTAAAGATATTGTGGATATTAAACATGATATCAAAGTTATAAAGGACAACCATCTAAGCCACTTGGAAGCTGATATGGCAAAACAATCAAAAGCAATTGAAAAGATAGACAACCGCATTTGGTGGGTGTTGGGAATTTTAGTTGCATCAACAGTGATAGGAATGATTAAAAATGGCTTATAAAAAGAAGAAAAAGAAAAAATACGGTAAGAAGTAATATGAAACTAACCCCAGAACAATTAGATGCTTGGAGAGTGATACCAAGAATGTTGATACTAACATATATGATATGTTTTTATCTTGTTATAACTTGGTTTATGGATTTACCAGATCCAAACAATGCTCAGGCAGCATTTACTAGCACAATGATTGGTGCAGGTGCGGCTTGGTTTGGACTTTATGTAAACGGAAAATCAAATGCCTCTAAGTGATGTTCAAAAAGAAGTTAGCAATGACCCAAGTAGATTTAAGGTTGTTGTTGCAGGAAGAAGATGGGGCAAAAGCTGGTTATCAATGCATGAGATGGCCAAACATGCTAGGTTTCCCAATAAAAAGATCTTTTATGTTGCACCAACATACAAGATGTGTCGTCAAATATTATGGGATGACATTAAGGAAAAATTTATAAGAGCCCGTTGGGCTAAGAAGATTAATGAAAGTAATTTAGAAATTACATTAGTTAACGGCAGTAGAATATATTTACGTTCAGGTGATAACCCTGATAATTTGCGAGGTGTAAGTATGGATTACTTGGTTATGGATGAAGCAGCTATGATAGATCAAAAGATGTGGACAGAAGTATGCCGCGCCGCACTAAGTGACAGACAAGGCGGTGCTATGTTTATTACAACTCCACAAGGCAAAGGTAGTTGGGTTTATGATTTATGGCAAGGTGCACATTCGCAAGAGAATTACAGTGCGTTTCAATACACTACATTACAAGGTGGTAATGTTACACAAGAAGAGATTGATGCAGCACGAAACGAATTAGATGAGAAATCATTTAGACAAGAATATGAAGCTAGTTTTGAAAGTTATGCTGGTGCAATTTATTATAATTGGGACAGTGCTACACATATTAAGAAACAAGATGTAGAATTTAAGAAGAATGAAATACTACATGTTGGAATGGACTTTAACGTATCGCCAGAAGTGGCTATGATTTGCAGAGTTAATGGCAATGAAATAAGCGTTATAGATGAAATTAGTATGGAAGGATCAAATACATTTGAAATGGCAGAGGAATTGTTAAACAGATATCCAAATAATAGGTTATGGGTTTATCCAGATGCGTCAGGACAAGCACGCAAAACCAGTTCAAATACTTCAGATCATCACATACTAAGAAATGCAGGATTTGTGTTGAAAGTTAGAAACATCAACCCACCTGTTAAAGATAGAATAGCAAGTGTGAATGCAAGTTTAAAAGCAACAGATGGTAGCGTTAAACTTACAATTGATCCAAAGTGTAGGCATTTGATTAAATGTATTAGTAGTCAGACTTACAAGGAAGGCACGAGAATTCCAGACAAAAGCGGCAACCTCGATCATATGAATGATGCTTTAGGATACTTAGTGCATTGGATTAATCCAATAAGAACTAACAAACCAGAACACGCGAACACTAGTCCGCAGTTATGGGGCCATCATTAAAAAAGGATAAATAACAAATATAGACTCAACACTTGATCACTGTTGAAAGAACTACCCTTATAAAGGAAAATATAATTATGTTAACATTAGAACAATTAGAACAAACACACCCTAGCTACAATGAAGTAGCCAAACAGGCTAACTACCACTACAAATCATATGTGGGTGGAGAATTGTATAAAAGTGGTAGTTACTTAACAAAATACATTGGCGAAAACGCTGGTCCAGGTGATCAGTATGGAAAGAGATTAGATTCAACTCCACTAGACAACCATGTGCAAACAACCGTAGATATTTACAGAAGCTTCTTATTTAGAACACTTCCAAAGCGTGAATTAGGCTTGTTAATCAACAACCCGTTGGTTAATGCTTGGCTTTATGACACGGACCAAGAAGGACAAAGCCTAGACAGTTTCTTAAAAACTGCTAACGACTTGGCTATGGTGCATGGATCAAGCTGGATATTAATCGATAAGGCAAGTTACAAAGTAGAAACAGAAGCTGAAGCAATAGCATTAGGTATCCGTGCTTATGCGGCAGTTTACACTCCACAAAACGTATTAGATTTTTATTGGGAGCGTAACATTGCAGGCAAGATGGAACTTGAATACATCAAAGTAAGAGAATCAGAAAATGATGAATATGTTACATTTACATGTTGGCACAAAGGTTATATAGAAAAATACAAAGTAACCAAAGACAAGCAAGGCAACTTAGAAAAAATAGTTGAACACGAAGAATATGAAAACCCATTGGGTTACATTCCATTTGTGTTTCACGCTCCACTAAAAAGTCCTACAAAAGGTGTGGGATTAAGTTTGATTGCGGATGTGGCAAACCAACAGAAATTCATATATAATTGTGCTAGTGAAATTGAACAACATTTGAGAATCAGTTCACACCCTACACTAGTTAAACCAACAAGCACAGATGCAGTGGCTGGGGCTGGGTCAATCTTAAATTTAGATGAGTCAGTTGATCCAGGATTGAAACCTTATTTGCTTTCACCAGCATTAAGCACAACAGATAGTATACTAAAAGCAATTGATAATGCAGTTAACAGTATTAAACGCATGACACATACAAGTGCAATACAGGCAACAACAGGTTCACCAATGTCAGGTGTAGCATTACAAACAGAAAGACAATTGTTAAATGCTAAATTAAGTGACATGGCTGATACACTAAAAGAAACAGAATATCAAATGTGGATTACTTGGTTAGATTGGCAAGCATTAAGTATGCCAGAAGACTTTAATTTGGAATATCCAGAAACATTTGATATGCGTGATGAGATGCTTGAGTTAGAATTTTTAATGAAAGCAAGAAGTTCAGGTGTATCAAATCAAATGTTCCAAGATGAGATTAGTAGACAAGTTGTTGCACTAACAGTAGATGATGATGAAATACAAAATGAAATCTTATCAGATATGGATGGTGGTGAATTTGAACCACACGAAATGACAAACCCAGAAACTGGAGCTGTTACTGTTGTTACATCACAAGAGCAACATGAACAATTAAGTGCATTGGGTTATACACATGAGGGTGAATAAACTTGGCTTTCAATGTAAAGAAACATGACAGAGTTGTTGATAAAGCATTAGAAACTATCAAAGCTGATGTGTTTGATAATGTTAAGGCATTAGAAAATACTATTGCTGATATAGTAGCACAAGAACTCCCACCAGAAACGGTAAGACCGCAAATATTAGCAGCAGTGGCAGAACAAAGTGAGACTGTTAAACTTGCGGCACAACCTTTAACAACTATCAGTGAAGACTTTATGGCTCAAAGTAAAAACCCGGCTGGTCCGGAAGACTTTCAAAGCCAAAGTGCATTGTTAGATTTAAGTAGTGAAGAATTAAGTAATGCAATGTCAAGCTCAGGCGAAGATATTGTAAAAACAGTGGTGCTTGGCACAGTTGCAGGAATAGGAACTGCAACATTAATAAATCAAGCACGAGGAAGAGTCAGCGGAATATATATGGATTCAACAGATCCAGATGTAAGACGCGAACAACGTAATTTACGTAAATTAGTTAAAGGTGGTGCAAGTGCGGCGTTAGTCAATCAAAGCACAAACAAACTAAGACGTATGTTACCAGGAAGTGTTAATACAGCAGGTTCAATTGCTGTTAAATTAACAACAACGGCAGATAACGTTGTAGGTAGCTATAATGGCACTTATGCAAAAGCTCAAGCATCACGTAATGGTGTTGAGAACTTTGAATATGTAGGTGGTGTTATGGCAACAAGTAGACCTTTTTGTGTATCAATGGTAGGCAGTATAATGAATGCAGAAGATATACAAAATCTATGGGATGGTAGTAGTTGGGCTGGTAAAGAACCAGGTGATCCATTTGTTGTAAGAGGTGGATACAATTGCCGACACTATTGGGTGCCCGTAGAAGAATAAAAAAGGATAAATAAAGATATATAAAAGTAGATACTTTAGTATCCAACCCTAACTTAATAAAGGAATATTGACATGACAATTGATAATCATGGTGTGGAAACACAAACTGAAACTGTAGACACTGGGGATACAGCAACAGGCCAAACAAATGACTCCCAGGTTGAAGCCACTAAGACTTTTACTCAAGAAGAAGTAAATGAACTTATTGGCAAACGTGTTGCCCAAGTTAACAAGAAGTATGAAGGTGTTGACGTGGCGGAATACAACGCACTCAAGAGCTTGAAAGAGCAAGTTGAGGAAGAGAAACTAATCAAGAAGGAAGACTTTAATGGTGTTCTTAAAAAGCAAAAAGAAAAGTCTGATATGGAAATATCTAAACTTAGAAGTGAGCTTGAAAAGATCAAAATTGATGGTGCATTAATTGATGCGGCATCTAAAAGTAAAAGTGTTGCTCCTGATCATGTTGCTCAACTATTGAGAGGAAACATTAGACTAGACTCAGATGGTAACGTTATGGTTACTGATGAAACTGGAAAACAACGCTATACGGATTCAGCTGATCCAATGAGTGTTACCCAACTAGTTGAAGAGTTCCTATCAAGTAATACGTATTTCAAAAGTGCAGGCCCAAGTGGTGCAGGCTCTAAAGGCAATACAAATAACGCTAGTCCACAGAGTTTGGAATTAGCACAACTTGATCTTACTAATGCTGAACATCGAAACTTATATAAGAAGATGAAAGCTGAAGGTAAGGTATAATTTTATAATTAGGAGAAAATGATATGGCAGACGCATATTCATCAGGTTCATCTTTAGGTGACCTACTAGTCCCGTTAAAAGCGGCGACAATTTATCAAGCACAAGAACAATCTTTGTTCTTATCAGGTGCTTTAATCCCAATGGTTTCAACACCAGGTATCACATTACGTGTTCCAAAAATTGCAGACGTTACAGCTGAATCACTAGCTGGCGCAGACTTTACAGGTGATGTTACAGCACAAAACGTAACAGACGATAAAGTTGATATCGCAGTTGACTTAATAGCTGCACGTTCAGTTGTAAGAGACTTAGGCGGAATTTCAACAGACGAAATTGGCAGATCACTTGGACAAAGTGTTGCGAAAAAGTTTGATGAAGCTTGTATTACAGCTCTAGACTCACTAGAAGTCAAAGAGACTCCAGCTGACATTGGTTCAGTGGACGTTAACGACATCTTAGAAGTTGTTGGTCAAATCCGTGGAAACGGTGAAATGGGACAGCTATACGCAGTTCTTTCACCAACTGCAGCAGTTGAGCTAATGAAAAACATTGGCACAGACGCTTATGCTGGTGGTGATTTCCAAACTGAAGCACTACGTAACGGTTTCTTAGGAAAAGTTGCTGGTGTTAACATGTTTATGTCAGCACACGTAGAAGGTGTAACTAAGATGGGTTACATCTTTGGTGAGAACGCGGCAAGAATCGCAATGCAAAAGAATGTTGATGTAGAAATTGGCAGACGTGCAGAAGCAGTTGGTTTTGATGTTGTGGCATCAATCGCTGCTGGTGTTGGCGTTGTTGACTCTACACGCGGTGTTAAAATGGTTGACGCAGCTTAATCAGTAAACACGCTTATACTGGGGGGTCTAACTCCCCAGTAATTTAACTAGGAGAAATAAATTGGCTTACGCAACAGCAGAAAACTTAAACTTTTATGCACCAGAAGTATACGAAGGTGATACAGAAGATTGGGACGCAGAACTGGCATTAGCTGAAACTGATATCAAAAATAAGATTGAAGTTAAGTGGTATGATCAGGTAAAAGGTGGATCAACATTTGATGCATCTAAATTAACTGAGTCACAATGGACTAAAGCCACTGTTTATCAAACATTGGTTGCTTATGTGTTTCCAAAAATGTCTACCTTTAGAGTTGAAGATACATTCATTGAACAAATTAAGTTTTATCAAGAAAGACTTAAAGATGAATTAGATATGCAATTCGCATTGGGTATAAAGTATGATGATGACGGAGATGGAACTACTACCGTTGAAGAAACATACAAATACGCTCAAACAAGGTTATACAGATAATGGCCACAATAAGCGATAGAGAAAGTATATGTGCTGAGATTGTTTCTTTATTTAAGAAACAACGCTCAGTAAAGTTTGGTAGAGTAGTCAGGGATCCAATCATTCCTGAGGAACTACCACGCACTGCATTTCCGGCAGTTTATGTTGAATCAAGTGATGAAGACATAGAGGATATTGCATTTAGTGGATTAAGAGAAGGAGTTATGGAAGTTGCTTGTGTTGTAGTAATATCAGGCAAGAACCGTAATACCCAACTTAATGTAGCCATTAAGGCTATGGAAGATTCCATTAATGCAGATAGAACGTTGGATGCAAAAGCAATGGATTGTTCTCTTACGAGAATAGAACAACTTGAGGCAGGTGACATGAGTCCTTTCAGCTCAAGTAGAGTAGTGTTTACAGTTTCTTATGTATATACTATTGAATAACATTAATCAGGAGAAATATAATGCCGGCAATAAAAGGTAAAGATGGTGTTTTAACTGTTGAAGGAACTGCGGTAGCACAGGTTACAGCTTATTCATTAACAGAAACATCAGAAACAGCTGAAACAACAAGTTTTGATTCCACTAACGGATTTAAAACTCATGTTCCTACTTTAAAGAGTTGGGAAGGAAGCTGTGATCTTGTTTATAACGAACAAGAAATGACTGACACGGATTTAGCCCCAGGTGGCGATCCAAAAGCACTCATTCTGTATCCAGCAGGATCAGGAACAAGTAATTACGCAGGTGATATTATTATCACTAGCATGGAAATTACTGGTGAAACAGCAGATGTTGTTTCTGCAACAATCAACTTCACGGGAACTGGTGCATTAACCAGAACTCAAGTTTAAGTTAAATAGTATAGGCTGGGTAATACCAGCCCATACTTTAAATTAGGAAATGATATGGCAAAAAGTAATTCAACAATGAAAAACATGAAAGCAGAGATGCAAAAAGATTTCAATAAGTTTGTCAATGATTTCCAAAGCAATTTGAGAGTTAGAACCCCAATAAGAACAGGTGCGGCAAGACGTGCTTGGTCTAAAGTAGGTAACTTAACAATTGGAAGTGGAACTAGTAAGAAAATTCTTACTAACCAAGTTGGCTATGCTAGTATCTTAGATGATGGCTGGTCACAACAAGAGCCTAAAGGTATTGTTGACAATGCTTTTAAGCAAACAAGAAAATAACTAACAAGGAGAAACAGTTATGAGTGATAAATTTAATATCATGGAAAATGCAACACAGCATTTTAAAGAACAACTATCAGGTGGACTACTAAGTATTGAAGTTCCTGAATGGGGTGCAACTATTTGGTTCAAACCAGCATTTACATTTGCACAACAAGAAAAGATTATTCAACTAAGCAATGAAGGAAAAATGGTTGAAGCAATGATTGAAACATTAATAGTTAGATCATTGGACAAAGACGGAAAGAGATTGTTTACACATGCGTCAAAGACACGTTTAATGAATGAAGTAGACCCTAATATTATTATTAGAGTTGTTGGTGAAATGAACCAAGAGATCAAAGACGAAGACGTGGGAAAGCAGTAAGAGAAAAAGATCTTTATTTCATCTTTTTCTTAGCTGAACAATTGGGACGCAGTGTTGAGTGGATCATGCAAAACATGTCAGTAACTGAACTGAAAGGTTGGGCGCAGTATTACACTATAAAAAATGAGAAGTAATTGAAGGAATTAAACTATGAGTAACAATTATAATATAGATATTACTGCAAAGGACAACACTAAAGGAACTATTAGCAGTGTCGGTGGTGGCTTAGACGGTTTAACAGCAAAATCAAATAAGTTCAAAGCAGCACTTGGTGTTGCAGGAACGGCCCTTGCGGCATTTGGTGTAGTTAAAGGAATACAAGGCCAAATTGACAAATTTGACGAACTAGCTAAAAGTGCCAGAGCGGCAGGCGCCGCTGGTAGCAATGAAGCGTTCCAAGGCTTCCAAGTAATGAAGCAAGCAATGAATGAAGCAGGTATTGATGCTGCTACATTTGATAGAGCTATGCTTCAAACAACATCAAGACTTAAAGCAGGAACAGAAGGACAGAAATCATTTGCGGCAGTCACTGACAAAATGGGTGACAGTATTTTAACTGCAAATGGTGAATTAAAATCAGGTCCTGAACTGTTACAAGCAATGATGAATGCCTTAAATGAAGGCACAATTTCAACAGAAGATTTTGCTAAAGTTGTTGGTGGACGAGCTGGTCCATTAATTCAACAACAATTTGCAAGCATCAACACAACTGCAGAAGATATGCAGAAAACCCTAGACGATGTTGCAGAAAACACAAACATTGTAGATGTAAGTGCAGCCGAAAACGCAGAAAAGTTTAATGATACTGTAGGTAGATTAAAAGAAGGCATGGGTCAATTAATGACTGATGCTATTACACCAATACTACCAGTAATAACAAGATTGGCAGAAGACTTATTAGAAAAACTGCCAGGCATTGTTGACAGTGTTAGCACTGCATTTGAAAATTTAAAACCATTCTTAGATTTAATTGGCACAGTATTAACAGAAGTTGTTTGGCCAATCATGTCAAAAGTATTTGAAATATTAGGCAGTATTGCTGAAGCAATTGCACCATTAGTAGATGAATGGCTTCCAAAGATGAAAGATGGATTTACTACTGCTGGTGAAAAGATTCAAGATCTTGTTGATTTCTTTGTTGGCTTGATTGAAAAGATCAAAGCAATACCAGAAGAAGTTAAAAAGATGAAAGAAGCTATTGTTGGTAAAATGGGTGATATGGTTCAAGGAACCAAAGACAAACTAAATGGCTGGAAAGACAGTGTGTTAGGTATCTTTAAGAAAACAGAAGATGAAGCAGTTGGTAACTCAATTATTCCAGATATGGTTGATGCAATCATAGATGAATTTACAAGAATGAAAGATGTTACTGTTGATACAACACAAGAAATGCATGAAGGTATTACTGGCGAGATGCAAAGTGGTGTTGATGATTTTACAAAGATTTTAACTAATGGATTTGAAAAAGGCAAGTTAGAAATGAATGACTTTAAAGGATTCTTTAGATCAACACTAACTACAATGATCAAAGACGCAATATCAGGTTCAAGACAAATTAATAGAAGTATGAGCTTGGGTCAAAGTTTACACGGAAGTGGAGGCGGAGGCAAAAAAGGTTTCTTTAGTAGTGTATTAGGTGGAATTGCTAATTCATTTATACCAGGACTAGGCAAATTATTTGGGCGTGCAAGTGGTGGACCAGTAACCGGAGGTAAGAGTTACATCGTGGGAGAACAAGGTCCGGAGCTTTATACGCCGAGCGGAAATGGACACATATCACGTAATGGACAAGGTGGATCGGAAGGTTTAACAGTTAACTTCAATCTAAATACAATAGATTCAAGAAGTGGCACAGAATTTATAATAGAACAAAAGAAACAGATTGTAGGAATGATCAATGACGCATACACAAAACGAGGTAAGCAAGGAATTTATTAATGATTACTATATTAGAATACCCAGATACAACTAATCCACACTACATTGATCCACTTTACATTGGTGATGATAGCAGTGGATTTCAAGGAAGAATTAAAAGTTTAAGAGACGGAAACTATCAAACATTACACAGTGGAACACCACCAGCTAGTGTTGACGGTATGATGGAAAACATTAGTAGATTCAAATACTATTTGAAAAACAACTCATACAGTAACAATATATCAATATACGATATTTGGTATTTGCCAATGATAAGAGGCACAGTAAATAGTTCAGGTGAGATTACTGCTGTTGAAATTATTACATATGGTAATCAAAGATTTAGACAACGCACAGGTGCTTCAACTTATACAGGTTCAGCACGCATCAAAGCAAATGGAAACTTTTGGAAAGAAGGTGTTTCAAGTGTAAGCACTGCGGCAACACTTGCAGATATAACCGTAAGTGCTGGTAGTGATGGTTACATTGATAGTGTTACATTGAATTCAGGTGGAAGTGGTTATGGAAGTGCAGGCTATGTTATGTTTGAAATAGAACAAGCAGCCGCAGATACATATCCAGCAACACCAACTGCATTAGAAGCCGCAGATACTTGGGATACAAGTGATGGTTGGACAAACGGAAGTGAAGATACAACTAAAATTTGGCCAACAGTAGTAATACCAGAAAGTGCTGAAGTAAAATATGATCAGCCAGCAAGTGTTACAAGATCAATGACAGGTAAGAAATATGTTAAAAGTGCAGGCTTTACTAAGTGGGGTATTGAACTAAACTATCCACCAATGACGCCAAATCAATTTAAACAGTTTCACAGTGTTGTTCAAGCGGCACGTGGACAAACAACTCCATTCTTATTAAAATTAAATCCAAATGGAAAAAGCATAGTATGGAAAAACCTAAACAGTGGTAACAGTGCAAACAATTTAAGATTAAAAGATGATGTTGATGTTAGTGTTGAGAATCAAGTTATATTATTAGAAGGATTAGATGTAGGTGATACACTTAATGCAGGTGATGTAATTATTGGTCAAAATGCAGACAACAACGGAGAAATAAATACTATCATAAGCACCGCAGATGCAAATGTATTTGGTGAAGCTAAAGTTAGATTAGCATACGGAATTAGAGCTGATCAAGACGCAGGCGACCCTTGGAGCACTGCACCAGACGAAGTAATTGTTAGTTTAACAGAAAGTGAATTTGACTACACAGTTGGATTAGATGGATTATACAGAATGACAGTTACAATGGAATTGGATGAATGGAAGTAAAGCATGGCAGATAGAGGCATAGTAAGTCAAGCATTATTGGATGCAATTGATAAACAAGTAGTTACATATTACGAATTGTTTGAAATAACAACAATTCAAAGTGGGTCAACAGTTGTATACTACTTAACAAATGCACCACAAGATGTAACTCACAACAGCAACACTTACAGAGCATTTGGACAATTTATTGGTATGGGTCCTGTTAGTGAAAATGCTACACAAGAAATTGCTCAAATGGCTATTAACATATCAGGCATTCAACCATACGAAGCTAATGCAGTTAACCCTACTGAAAGTTTCATGGAAACAATAATAAAAGATACAACCATATATATTGATCAACCAGTAAAAATATATAGAAGCTTTTATGGATTAAACAATTTACAAATAGGTAGTTTTTTGTTGTTTGAAGGACAAATAGTAACTGCGGCAGTTGAATATGACTCAGAAGCAACAGCGGTAGTTGAATTAAAAGTAAGTTCACACTGGGTTAACTTTCAACGTTATACAGGACGCTTTACAAATTCAAACTCACAACAAACTTTCTTTAGTGGTGACACAGGATTTGACAAAGCAGAGCGTGTTCAAAAAGATATTGTATGGCAACAACCACCGGAGTAAACATGACATTAGAACAAAGACACAAACTAGCATCATACTTAGCTGAACTTAGACACACCAAACACAATTGGGGTATTATGGATTGTCAGCTTATGACTGTTTATTGGGTTGATAAATTATTAGGCACAAACTATGCCAATGATATTGCATACAAATACAAAGATAAAAAAAGTGCAGTTGTGTTTGCAAAAAGATATTTACAAGCTCCAGAATGGCTTGAGAAAGTAGGTTTTGCTGATATAACTGATCAAAAAACTATATACAAAGATGGTGATGTATGGTTACAGAATCATGGAATGTATTATACTGCATGGATAATGTTTAGTGGATTACTTTACAGTGTTTGTGTAGATACTGGATTAGTTAATACTACACCAGAAGAATTAAGCAATGGATTTGGAAAATCAGATCCAACAATGAAGTTTAGGATGATATAATATGCCACCACCAGTAGTAGCCGCAGTAGTTTCAGCAGTAGTAACAGCAGTAGTAACAACAGTAATTACTACAGTTGTTGAAGTTGTTATTGAAGCAGTATTTGGCAAAGAAAATACAGATGTGCGTGATGAAGAAGGAGCAATGGCTCAATCAACAACACAAGCACGTGCATTACTAGTTAACAAAAATTCAAACAACGCAGAAATTCCAATTATATACGGTAGATTACGAACAGGTGGAACAAGAGTGTATGCTGAAACCAGTAACAATTCAGGTAGTGTTGCAAACAACGAAGCAGGCAACGAATACTTTAATACTGTTATTGTAATGTGTGAAGGACAAATGGGTGCAATCAAACAATTATATTTTGATGATGAAGTTGTTTGGGATGCAGATCAAAGTGGTGTTACACTAGACGGAAGCAATGGTAGATATGTATTAGATACATTTCAAGGTTCATATGGTAATTTAAATTCAGATGGTAATAAAATAACTTATCACGATGGACGAGATGGACAAACACATGAAACTGAATTAACTTCAAGTGTTGGAAGCAGTGAATGGCCAAGCACAAGTGATTTACGAGGTGTAGCATACTTGTATATCAGACTCAAAGCTGATGCTGAAAAGTATGCAGGTGGACTTCCACTGTTTACAGCAGTATTAGATGGTAAAAGGATTCCAGATGTAAGCAACACTGACGAAGATGATACTAGTAAAACATACTTAACTACAATTACACAAAACCAAAATGCAGTTGATTGTATATACGATTATCTTACAAACACAAGATACGGAAAAGGTTTAGATCACGATTCAAATGGTAATTATGTTGCAGGTAAAGATATTGACCTTGACAGTTTTAAAACTGCAAGAACACAAGCTGAATCAAGTTCACATAAGTTTAATGGAACATTATCAACAAGACAAAGAATATATGAAAACATACAAAGATTAGTAAGCGGTTGTAATGGATTATTAATTTACAGTGCAGGCAAATATAGATTAATTATACAAAATGCAAATGAATATGATGCCAACACTGCATATCAGTTTACAGAAGAAAATATGTTAAGCAATGTAACTATTACAAAAGGATCTAAAACAAATAGATTGAATAAAATTAGTTGTGGATTCAGTGACAAAGACAAAGCATATGTTGATAACATTGTTATTAGTAAAAGTAGCACATACTTGAGTGAAGACAATGGAACTGTATTAGAAACAACAACAGATCAACAATTAGTTACAGATTCAAGCAGAATTGCTACACTTAATTCATACAAACTAAATAAAAGTAGATACCAGACAGCAATAAGTTTTCGTGCAACACATCAATCATTGGTAGTTGAAGCTGGTGATGTTGTAGGTATCAAACAAGATGCATTAGGTTGGACAACACCAAAACCATTTAGAATTATGACCAGTGAAATTGCTGGTGATAATACTATTGAATTTACTGCGGTAGAATACGAATCTAGTATACAAATATAAGGAAAACACATGAGCAAAATTCAATTAAACGGAAATATTTCACTATCAGCACCAGATCAAACTGATGTTGTAACAAGAGCACCAGTTGGTATATTGAAAGATATTGTTATTGAAAGAACAGGTGCAAATGCAGTTGCAAATGGACATTTATTACAGTATAATGCTGATGCAACACCAGAAGCACAATGGGAAAACAGTAATGTAATTGACGGTGGCACTTACTAAAACACCGCTTTAAACCCGTCAAATCAACGCATACAGCGTAGATAATTAATAGGATATAGTATGACAACCCCCGTAAATAAACTGGCAGAAACAGAACCAGAAAAAATATACAAGCCAGAACTTAAATTAGTATTCAAACAATTTTTAGAGTTAGAAGACTATCGAAAACTAGCACACTTTGTTTGGGTCGAACAATATAAAGCACAAATACCAGGATCATACAGTGTATATGCAATGTATAAAAATGGCATAGCAATTGCCACTAATGCATTGTGTATAAATGAATGGCTTGATGCACACAACTTACCACGTAGAAAACCATTACATGAACAAACTGTTAAAAGAAGAATGTTGTTTAACAGAGATGATATAGAAAGAATTGACAACAGAAACAGTGAATTTGAATACGTTCCACAAAGACCAGGACGCAAACAAGGTGCAGCAATAACCAGCAAACACGGTGAAAGAGTAGCAGAACAAATATGGGAACTGTTTCAAGACGGACACGTGCCAGGTGATATAGCAACGGCAATTGGATGCACACCAGCTAATGTTTATTATCACATAAAAAAGATGCAAAAGAAGGTTGACAAACAAACGGCTTAGTGTTATCATAAATACTAATATAAATTAAAACACCTTTAGTTATAAAACAGACATTACATTCTCCAATTTAATATATGTTATTACACGTTTTAATTTATTAGTTGTATAAGGGTTATACTTGGAAATTCATTGCCAAGCTCCTTTCAAATATATTGCTATAATTGAAATACAAGCAGACAACTGCCCAATACTTTATACAACGTATCACAACAAAAACCCACAGAAATGTGGGTTTTTTCTTGACAAAAGCGTCTTTTTGTCATATAATGATAAATACATTTAACAGTTGCAATAAGTGACTAGCATTAACAGGAGACAAAAAATGCCAAAAAAACAACCAAAATTACCAATAGACAGAACAGATCAAACTTTTACATACGATCAAGTAGAAGATTTGATGTGCTATGCAATCCGTGAATATCTTAAAAATATAGAACTAGCTATGGAAGGACTTTACGAAAGTGAAGAGTTTCATGCTGAAGCAATAGAAAATAACTATACACCAGTTAATTGGTTATATTACGCAGTAGATGATACTGTGCGTAGATTAGGTCTTGCAACAATAGCCGCTTGGGAAGAATTTGATAGACGCGAAGGGTTAGAAAACTCAGCTCAGAAGATTGCTGATTTGCTTGACCCAGATAGAAAAGCTGAACTAATAGGCAAACAAATGTTTGATCAAAAACATCCACAAACCAAAGAAAGCATGGCTAAATTAAAAGAAATGCTTAGAAGATCTAACAAAGGAGATAAAAAATGAAATGTTATATAATAGATTATGAAACAAATTTAAGTGAACATGGCGAAGATTACCACAAAGTATACATGGCCAATGAAACTGAGAATTACAAACAAGTTTATACATATGTGTATCCCAAACAAGGAAATGGTAAAAAGATACACAACGCAAAAACTTGGATGGATATTTTAAATAGCCCAAGAGGTTATGCATTAGATGGATTAAAATATCTTGGCAAAAGCAAAGAACTAATTAATGCTGATAGCATAAACAAAATCAATGATGTTGAAGAATTTGCTACAAAACAAGACATGCTTGATTACTTAGATAAACAGTTGACATAAACAAAAGGTCAACGTATAATTTATATGTTGGCCACTATTAAGTAACTTAATGAACTAAAGGAACTAAAGTAGTTAATTAACAAAAAAAGGAGCATGAGCTATGTCTTTCAGACCACTTCGTGTGTAAAGGAAAAGACAAGAGAACATGAAATCATACAAGGAGAAAACAAATGATTAAATTTAAGCAAGAAGAAAAGAAACCAGCAGTTGAAACACCAATTGCAGATAAAATTGTGCAAACAGATCAAGTTAAAAGTATTAAGTTGGGCGTGTTTCATAACACAGATCAGCTTACTGCACAATGTGAGTTTAGTTTCGATGTTGACCAAAAAGGATGGGCTACAGATTGTATCAAGCTCACAAACAATTTAAGTAAATTAAATAATATAGCATACAAAATGCCAGCTGACTTTGATTGGGCAAAAGAATGGTATGACAGTGTTATAGCAAAAAGCCGAGCATTCAATAAGTTTACAGGCAGTA